GGCTAAACCAAAATAACACATGCGATGCAACAACGAAGTACACAGGCAATTGATTATGGTTGTAAGACTATTACCAGAAGTCACAGAAGAGAACAGCTTAAAAATATCGCCGTTCATATGAATCACCGGGTAAATAACTTCCGTAGCTATTGCCCTCATCATCGATAAATCTTCGTCATTGTATCCAACTGCTGCTGCAAACTCAATCAAAATATTGAATGCTGCAAATATCACTTGACTACTCATCCGATGGTCGTAGTTTTTGTAGTCACCTGCAACAATCCTATCATCACCGTATTTGGAAATTATCAACATGAGAGCGTGCCATTCGGGACCTTCAGCATTACAACCGACAGCCAATTCATACACATCTGGCTTCGTAATTAATTCTGTTACTAAAGGTAAAAAGTATTTCCTTAAAGCAATTGTTAAATTTAGATTTGAACACTGGAATGTCCTAGTAACCGTTTTAGTCTTCTTCACTGGTTCATCCTTAAGTGATTGATGAAATATCTCATATGATCGTTTGTTCTCGGACCATGCTCGCTCACTTGTGTTATAATCTGCTAATATCTCTGGTGTCATAGTTAAAGGTTCACCTTCACTGGCTCCGAATAATTGTGCTTTGGATTGGAAATATGGGAACCCAGCAGAGGTGCGTTTATTCATCGGTTCTAAGCCTCTGACACCTTCCTGACCATTGAGGATTTGGTCCAAACTTAATTTCCTCAAATCCACCCTCGCTCTCATAGTATCGAGTGTTCCATCCAAATAATCCTTGGTTGCTCACTCAATCAAGGTTTGAGGAAAGCCCATGTTTGCAGCTGTAGTATTCATTATACACACATAATGGTGTTGCCATGTAGGCACATTCGGTGGTGGACCCACTTTTGGCTCTGTATCAAACACCTGATTTATAGAATCATGAATCAATGTCTTATGCACTGAATGTTTGAATTTGACTACTGGTGTGTTGATAGTGCCATAATACTCAAAGGAGGTGTCCTTGTCTAAGAACATCAAAGGGGATTTCTGCGTAGGTTGTGCTTGCATCGTGAAATCTTTGACACGCGTTATATTAAATTCGCCAATGTCCGTTGGTTTCATTCTAGCACATTGGTTCTCATACAAAAATTTCTCCGCTTGCACTATATCTCGAGCACACACCATATGAGAGACACCACATTTATCACGCCCACTAGTGTGGTAACTGTGTATA